TTTGTGCCTACCGCATCGCTTAAACTGTGTTAAGCCCCCCCCCCCCCCCCTGCATACACACACACACGCACACGCACACGTGTTCATTGATCTTTAAGATCAACGCAGCACACACGCTATACACACACACACACACGCACCGAGCCACACACTGCACACACTGCCCAGGCCACATAAAGCGGCTTATAAGCAGCTAAGTGTATCCACGATAACCCATTGATAAGGCTATCTTATCTGCTGCGACAGTGTGCCGAACACACGGTCCCTGACAGGGTAAAGTGGTATCCACTATGTTGACATAGCGTAACCATTGTGCTACTATACAAATGCTTAGAGAAGGGAGACACAGTAATGCAGATAACACAAAGGTTAATGGATAAGGCACGCGAAGCAGGCTACACATGCAATGCTAAAGGATTGTATGAGCCTGTGCCTGCTAACATGTGTTTCACACATCCACGTCAGGCAGGAACATTCGTGTTCCGACACAGGTTGATCCTCTCAACCATGCGACTGACACACAATCAAGCAACAGAATTGCTTGATGATACGGTCGATGCTTAGTTAACACAGTGAAGGGAGACATAGTAATGGATATCATCCACTGTTCACAAGAGGAATGGAATGACTCAGAGTCGATGTTCCTCGACTCTGATACCGCGTTATCATACATTGGACACATCCAACCGCAGTGCTTTCCAAGCATTGGAGCGAAGCAAGCACTGCGTCATATCTACATTGAAGCAGTGTGTCTCGGCTACGTCGAAGAATAACCTACACTTGACTTAACAATGTATCTATGATACATTACTCAAACAACATCGCAGAAGGTGATGTTGTTAACACAGAAAGGGAAGACAATGGCTATACCATATACGGCGTATGCTCGTGAGACGACTCCGAGTGTGTTTGAATACATCATTTGGATTAGTGGCCTTGTTCAGCCGGCAGAGCGGCGTATCAGTGCCATTACGGCAGTGCGTGTGATTACCAAGAATTGGGTAGATCACAGCACGCGCTGTGGGACGCATCCCCTGGCGGGATTGCGTGAGGCGAAGGACTTTGTCGAAAGCATCTGTAATGCGATGCTGAAGGGCAGTGATCCTTCCACCTTTATCATTGCTATGCCAGCGGATGACGAAGAAATCCATGAGGCGTTGATTGCCACCGTCCTCTGTCACCTCCGCGTGCCGTTCACTTTGGAACGCAAGGTGTAACACAAGTTAACACAATAACAGCCCCGTAGTGGTAACACACTGCGGGGCTTTTCGCATGAGGTATGTCATGGCTCGTAAGCCTGATGGTAAGATTGTCTATGATGACATAGACGAACGATACTTCAATGAAGACTACGAATATGATGGTGACCCTGATCTTGCTTATCAGACACCATTCGCTGATCCTGGCGGACGTTCATCACTCCGCGCTGCGTCGAAGCGTAACCCACGGATACACCCATGTCCTAACTGTGAACGTGAGAACACACTCACGGCTGCTGACGTAGCATTGGGCTATCAATGTGACACATGTGCTGATGAAGCAGAGAGGGGAGGACCGTTCTAATGTCACAGACATGTTCATGTGACTCTGGCCTACCACGCCGTGAGCTATACGACGCACGCGGTATCTTCTGCTGCTTCATCTGTGACTCATGTGAGTCTCGGAAGTATGAACACTACCGTGCAGAGATATTTGCCGACAGTTACTATGAGACAACGGAGGACATTGAAGATGACTACTGACACACAGAGCAACAAGCCTCGGCTTATCTGCACCATTGCACGTGAGATACGTGCTGATTGGAAGAAGCCCTACTTCGGTGCTGTTCCATACCTGGATGCGATGCGTGATCTGTATTCTATTACAGACAACTACGGTGCTGACTCTGCTAAGAGCATCATCATCTACTTCCTATCCAATGCCACTACATGGCGTGGTGAGACGGCGCGTAGAGTGAAGAAGGAATTGAATGAGATGGTGAAGTGATGTGGATAATCTACACACTGAACAAGCGTGGCATCTGGCAAGATGACATGAATGTTAACAACTTCTATGTTGCATTGGATATGCAACAATTCACCGAGTATACACTCGGTGTGGCATGTGCCATTCGTCAAGGATACTAACATGATAACAGCAGATATCATCGCTGACTCAATCAGTGAAGCCGGCAAGCGTATTACTACACTTAGTCTATACTATCCACGGTTCATCCATGCAGAGTTCATGGCTCACCGCATGTTCAGTCGTAATGCGTCTAGTTCACGCGCTATTCCAACGGAGAAGCTGATACAGGATATCATTGCTAACCCAGTAGAACTTGTCTACTGGGGCAAGAATATGAAAGGTATGCAAGCACAGGAGGAATTGAATAAGTCAGGGAAGGAATGGGCACAGATACAATGGAAAGTTGCGCGTAATGAAGCAATCATACGTGCACGTAGGCTCGATGATATTGGAACACACAAACAGATTGTTAACCGTATCATTGAACCTTACTCACACATCCGTGTGTGCGTCACCGCCACTGAATGGGATAACTTCTTCAAGCTACGCTTGCACCCAGCTGCGCAGCCAGAGATGCAAGCGTTAGCTAAGGCTATGAAGGATGCAATGGATGCGTCAGAGCCGAGGCTACTTACGCCAGGACAGTGGCATCTGCCTTACGTCAGTGACGAAGAACAAGCAGAGTATGGTGTAACCATCTCTAAGACGCTAAGCGTAGCACGATGTGCTCGTGTATCCTATCGTCTACATGACGGGACACCTACACATATGCAAGCAGATGAAGAACTGTATAAGAGGCTGCTTGTTGAACAACACATGTCACCATTTGAGCATCAGGCTACGCCATTCCATCATGGAATAACACGCGCCAACAACTTCTATGGTTGGGAACAACTACGTAAACAGATTGAGTATGCACAACCTGACTTGACTTAACAGTAACACTCTGCTATACTATATAGACAATGGAGGAAGGGACATGCCAAGCAACACATTGTTTGTTAAACGACACTACGATTACCTCGGAGCATGGTGGAAGACAGAGCCGTTGCACCGTCCTGCTGTCCGCGTAGCCTTGCTACGCTTTACAGTAGAACTGCGAAGGACACAGAGTAACTTCCATGCTACACGCTTTCTGCAAGCGTGTGGTTACACACGTGGAGTAGCTGAACAGATGGCAGCACAAGTCGATGACGCCTATAATCAGGCTAACCATCCAATCAACCAAGTTGTTGACGACTAAACGCGTTGACAACGGTTGGTTAGTGTGGATAGCAGGCTCACCAGAGACTGCGTATCACACATACATACACCTCTATGATACTGGCGACATAGAACGTGTGACTGAAGGGCCAGATACAATCGACGTTGTTAAACTACAACAGTAAAGGGTAATACAATGGACAAGCATCTCATGTTTGAACACATGCTCCGTGAGCATGTGAACACGCAGTACGATCGTTGCCGCCAAGTCCTGGCTGACAACGGAATAGGTGAATACTCACAGGATGTGGACCTCAGCTACTGTGGCAGCGATGGTGGATCGTGGACGGCACACAAGTATCTAGCTAAAGGTAGCATCACCTTCAAGGCTGCTGAGCTTGAAGCTGCTGTCGATGGGTGGATCATGATGTATGAAGCACAGAACCGGACTAAGGTTCTGCGTAGCATGATTGCTGGTCCGCAGGCATCCATTGTCAATAGTCCGTCGAAGTCGGACACTGACGGTGACAACATCCCCTTCTAACTACAATGTAGCCATGTAACACATGGCTACTCTTTCTGCGCGTGGCGGAATGGTAGACGCAGTAGACTTAAAATCTACAGTCGTGAGACGTGGGAGTTCGAGTCTCCCCGCGCAGACCACTGATGAAGGATAAGACAATGAACCATGCTGAATGCCAAGTATCCATTGATAAGCTAATCAATGGTATCGGTTCCAAGTGCGGACCGAAGCTGCTCAAAGCCAATGATCCACTCGATGCTGCTGCACAAGAGTATGCTATCGCAAAGATGGCGGCTGATAGTGCAGAGGATCGTGCTAAGATCGCACGTGAGAAGCTGCTCACAGAGCTAGCATCTGTCATGCCTGATATTAAAGGCAAGCATCTGCTACATGATAGCACTGTTACCAATGTAGTAGTGCAGAATGTAGCTAACCCTTCACGTATCGTTGAAGCTAAAGTGCTTAACCTACTTGTTACCAAGTTCGGTTGCTCACTGACAGAGGCAGCGGCTATTATTGAGAAGGAGTGTAAGTCAGAAAGTGCTGGCTTCCAGCACAGGCTTAGTGTATTGTTGAAGTAGCAACAGGACAGAATGACCGACGGGGTTTCCCCTTCGCCTGACCACCTATGCTCCATTGCTGCAAACAATGTAGAGCAACGCTACACTGAGTGGTAACGTCGGTAAGGTGTAGCACCTTATATGAAGGAAGCATGGATGAAACTGTATCTGCTATTCCAAGGACACCACGGTGATGCCAATGGTGGATGGAAGGACTTTGTGTTATCGTTTGATAGCATCAAAGATAGTGAGATAGTTGCACAACGCCTTGGTGGATGGCGGCACATCATTCATAGTGAGAGCGGTATCATTGTTAAGGAGAGTGCGTAACATGGATAAGAAACAATGCAGTAGCTGCCATTGGTGGCTGCGTGATAATGGTGCATCACCTGCCCATTGGGGCGCATGTACATGGGGACAGCATCATCTTCCACAATTTTACGTCGATACTGACGCAGGGATGCGTGAGAATGATGGTGACTCATGTGCTACATGGCGTGCCGTTGGTAAGGAGGCAACGTAATGTCCTCTGACTACACTGTATCATCCAAGATGGATGAACTCGATCTATGCAAACTCATTGCATCTGAGTTAGTAGAAGGTCCACATACTGTAGAGGAAATCTATGGTATGCTTATCCTTATTCTACGATTGAAAGACAAACGCTAATGCACAAAGACGAAGCTATGGACATTGCACATCGTGTGTCAGACATGACACTCGATGATCTTATCACAGCGTATGGTAAGTTCCATGCGGAGGTAGAGAATACACCTAATCACTTTCCCAAAGTGTTAGATGACTCGCTCGTGCGCAGTGAAGGCAAGTCTCACAACTGGCAACGTGGTCTACACGCTGCCATTGGTCTATCCACTGAAGCAGCAGAGATACTCGATGCACACAAGAAAGAACTCTACGGTAAACAGCGTAAGCTGTCACCAGCTAACATGCGTGAAGAATGTGGTGACACATACTTCTACCTCCATCTACTGATGGATGCGTACGGCTTCACGCTACGTGATATCATCGCTGACAACGTTATCAAGCTAGCTAACAGATACATTGAGAAGTTCGATGTATGACTCGTTAGTCACAATGATAACTGCCATTGGCATTGTCATTGTCACATACGGTGTGTTGATACTCTACATCATGTGGTAGTACAGGAGGAAACGTCCATGACACAAGCGAACTGCTTCTTCTGTTCAGATCGTACAACGATCGAACGGTTCGGTAAACCGTGGGCTGTGCAGTGTGTTAACGCTGCATGTGGTGCACAAGGCCCACTGCATGAGCGTAGATGCGCTGCTGTTGAAGCATGGAATGGTATCGCTGCACGATTAGGTGCTGCGTCGCCTACGCCACACATGCCTATGCTCTTTGTCAGAGCTGCGCCACTTGACTTAACCTCTCACTAATGCTATGATCTATAGATCATAACGGAGTAATCATGACGTGGCAGTCATTCCAATGCAGTTAGTATCAGTTACACCGAAGTCAGAGCGTGGTCGTCGCAGCAATGCTGAATGGTCTATCACATATGATATGACTAATAAGCTATGGCACTGGTCTGTGACCATTACACTGTCACCGCAGGTATTCAAGGGTGAGGCTGCCACACTAGCTGATGCTCGTAAGGAGGTGGCACAGTGTATGCCTAATCATAAGCTATGATCCATGTCGATGACAATGCTATGTCACGTAAGCTATTCATTGAGATGTTACCTACAGATCAGGAAGCATTCCTCAAGGGTATACGTGAACGTAGACTAGCATCTGCTAAGAAGCATGAGGACCTCATGCAGCAGAAGCAGATTGTCAAAGACAGTAAGACACGAGAGTTGATTGTTAAAGAAGGTGCAATGATGGAGAAGGAACTCCTAGCATTGGATAAAGCAATCGACAAGGTAGAGAAACGCGCAGCACGTCTTGCTGCATTGCAAGTAATGGTGGATGCAGAGCAATGAGCATTGTTACTGACACTGATGACGTGCCTGAGCATGTGATGCAGGAACTGCAACAGTCTGCTGAACAGGCTGAAGGTCTGTATCAAAGCTTCGTTAAGAAGGTTGTATCTGCCGAGGGCAATGCTATTGAAGATGCAAGCATTGAACTCTTTGTAGTTATGCAGGCTACGCTGCCTACGGATAGTGATGAAGCTGCGTCACAGTTTCTAGCCGCCGCTCGGCTTAACTGCTTGCTTATTGCACAGTTGCGTAAGCATCTATCCGATGCAGGTACACCTGTGTCCTTCGACGCATGTAATCTATTCATGCAGAAACTGATGATGACAGTGCAGCAGGCAACGATGGGAGAGGAACATAACAGTGTCCATTAAGTCACGTGATATCGTTCTACTCGAACGTGAGTTAACAGGACAGATACATCCGGCCTTGTTGAAGATGCTTGTACGTATTGCAGAGGATCACAATGCGATGAAGCAACAGATCATGACACTGGCTAGTCTCATGGATCGCATGGCGGATAATCAGTCACATACGATCATGGCTACGAAGCAGTTGCAATCTGCATTGCCATTGCACAAGCGTGCTAAGGAGTTAGCTATCCGTGTGGGTAGTGATCCGACACTGACAGGAGAAGGTGATGAATAGTAGGAATGATCTGCTCGGTAATCCCGAACCAGAGATTACTACACATATTCAACGTAAGTTGAAGCGTGAGATACCTGATGTGATGCACGTGGCACGTGATGTGCCTAAGCCTGCCAGGCCGGCGACAGGTTATCTATCTATTCGACAGACACGTGTTGGCAACTACGTTGTCAGCGTAACGGGTGATACGAAGTCATCGAACCAACGCATTAGTAGCCTCAATGAACTGCTTACCTTCGTAGGTGATTGGGCTAGTGGACAGTTCAATGAACGGAGAGAATGACCATGCGTCCATGGCAGAAGGTTAACATTGTTAAGGCTACAGCAGATGACATAGCTAGGCTAGAGTCATTCGACTACACTAAGCTGAGTGCCACTAACACATGTCCTACATGGGGTATCATTCGATACTCTAAGCATCTGACTATGCCCGGCGGTGGCCGTGCTATGGCGCTCGAAGCAGGTAGTGCTATGCATGAATGCTTCTCTGTAATCAGGCTGATCCAGCTTGGACACATCCAAGGTCAGTGCCTAAGTGCACACATGCACTACCATGGTATCCGTCTGTTCGGTGAACAGCGATGGGCTACCATCATTGCAGGATGGAATGACTTAGACCTAAGCATATCCATGCGTAACGCTGCATTGGAATGTTTATCTACCGCAGGATACGTCGATGACATGTATGACAGGAGACGTACTTACACTAACCTCGAAACATCCTTGTTATATTACGTTCAGCGATGGGACAGTAGCCGCTATCCCATTTGGGTTGAAGATGTCAATGATCCTACCGCCTGGGTCGGTATCGAGATCCCTTTTGCTATCAAAGTTAGCGCATATGGATGCGTCGATGACGGTGACTATCTCATCCATGAGTTCATCTACACAGGTAGAGTCGATGGACTCCACACAGACCGTGATGGAGCTTTGATTGTACAAGAGAACAAGACTGCATCACGTCTAGACGACGCATGGCGTATGTCATTCGAGATGTCACATCAAGTGACAGGCTACAGTGTAGCTGCCTCACTGTGGTGCGGTCAGTCTGTCGAACGTGCGTTAGTCATTGGTCTGACTATACCATTACCACGTATGATGACTGATGGCATGGCCATTGAACAGGTCCGTCGTCCATCATGGACTAAGGAACGCTGGTTCAGTTGGCTAGAGCATACAATAGGATTACATCTACAGCACGTAGATGATCCTATCAACGCACCGAAGTACACGCACTCGTGTAACAGATACTTCCGTCCTTGTGCATTCATTCCACTATGTGCTACTGATCCAGAGGATCAGAAGCTAGTGTATAGTGAGATGGTTAAGGAAGAATGGAGTCCATTGGTGGAGAAGGCCGGTGATTAACCAATGCAACTAGGTAACATCACCGTTCAATCCTCTGCCGACAGACAAGAACTGTTAACCATGTTACTATGGGGTAAGCCTGCATGTGGCAAGACTGTCCTTGCATCTACTGCCCCAGGTAAGAAACTCTGGTTACAGTTTGATCCTGCTGGCACAGCATCACTGCGTCGCAGTGAGGATATCCTCGTAGCTGACTTCGCAGGTTACAAGCCTGCACAGTTAGAGAACTTCAAACAAGGAGGTATCATTGAGAAGGACTTGCTCAAGCTCATTGCAGAGCAAGGTGTAAACACCATTGTCGTAGATAGTCTCACGTCATTCGGACAGCTTGCATTGTACTATGGTATCAGTACAGGTAAGGCTAACCGTGGCACATTCCGTGCGTCTATCGAAGCACCGGGCCAGACAGGCTACGGTGTGCGATCTGCAATGGTCCTTGACTTCTGTGCCATGGTACTGCGAGTAGCATCTGACACCAAGTGTCATTGCATATTCATTGCTCACGATCGTGAGTCAATGGATGATGACGGTAAGCTAAGTGAGATTACACTCTCACTTGGTGGACAAGGTGCGACAGTGTTACCTGCTAAGATCAGTGAGATGTGGCACATCGAGGACACCGGACGTGAGCGACTGATCTACACACGTAACCACGGTATAAAGCGTCCTATGCGAACACGCATGTTCCTTATGGATGACAAGGTTACGAAGTTCGTATGTCAGTATAACCAAGTTAACGGCACAGGTGATGGCATCACACAGTGGTATGAAGCATGGAAAGCGAATGGCTTTAACCCTGTGCCTGCACCGAAGTAACCCCATATCTAGTGGCTGACACCACTAGCTCCGCACCATATGTATGGCTTGACATAAGCTGCGTGATCTACTATACAAGCCTTGTTGCAACAGAGAGTGTTAACATCCATGACTGAAATCAGTTCTGTCTATGAATACTCGCAGGACATTGCCTCTGCTGAGGCACCGCCTCCGCTGCCCACGGGTGAATACCGTGCGTCAGTGCGTAGCGTTGAAGCTGCTATCTCTAAGTCGAGTGGCAAGCCTATGATGGTGCTTACGTACTACGTCAGCCCTGACCAGTATCCTGCGGACTACACGGAAGGTAATGCCGACGGTGAGACGCTGAACTTCTATCAGCCTCTCGAAGACACGCCTCGTAACCGCTTCCGTCTGCGTAAGTTCTGTGAGATGCACGGTGTCGTGCCGTCACGTCGCATCAACCTGCCTGACTTCATTGGTCAGGATGTTATCATGAACGTGTCTCATGAGGATTACCAGGGTATCCCGCAGGCACGCGGTAACCCGGTCCGAGGGGCTTAACATACGTTAGGGCACATTTCTCATTGACAATGTGCCCTAGCCTTGCTACATACAATCTCATGAGGCACAGACCTCACCTACTACAGCAAAGGTTCATAACACATGGCTCGTTCTCCGAAGACTGACGACACTGGCGCCGCGAAGCCGGTGCGCACGCAGGGTCCGCGTAAGCTGTTCCTGGTCCTCAAGCCCGGCACCGATGTTGCCTCCATCCGTCAGTCGATCTCTGCCGTTACCTTCAACGGCCGTAAGATGCTCGACATGATCTCTGGCTCCAATGAGCCGTGTCCGTTCCTGACTTACACGATTGTCGCTGACAAGCGTGGTAAGCCTGCGGATGACCTCGTTGCCGATGGCAGCGCGGAGCAGGTCTAACTCCCTCTACGCGGCGTGGATGCGTGGCATCCCGCAGCGGCCTGAGTAGCGAAGGCACGCCGCCTAGAACCCCACTGGTAGTCCCTATCAGTGGGGTTTCTTAGCTACATAAGGTATCCACAATGAGTTCGTATGTATCCGATCCCACTGACAAAGTCACAGTGCCGCGTCCTATTCCATTAGAACACCGTAGAGGTATTCGTAACCTTAACTCACACGGTGCTCCATTGGCTGTACGCATTCATGTCGATGACATTGAACTGCTAGATGCAGAGGCACATGTGCTTGGTATTACACGCGCTGCGTTAATACGATGGTTCGCTGTGCTAGGTGCACAGGAACTGCATTATCAACGTACGCGTGTACGAAAGGATGTTACTCCATGAAGTTGTCAATCGAGATTGATAACCTGTTGACATGTGTAAATGATATCCAAGCTAAGGCTGGTGATCAGGTTGTGATCTACCAAGGCGCAGTGCTTTGTGTGTACAAGGCTCCATTGGTATGTGAGACTGCGGTGAAGCAGCGTTACACTAAGCCTATTGAGGCTGTATTATCCGTGCGTGATCTTACGCCAGCACATCGCTATAGGATACTGTCAATCATCTTAGCCGTGCCCTATCTAGCCTTACGCACACTGCGTAACTATTCTCCTACTACCTTCCCTGAAGGATGCAAGGCATGGATGATGGCGCTGCGCAATGAGGGACTGCTCACTGTAGAGCCTAGTAGTCAGATGACTAAGCGTGGCACGTGTTATCTTATTACCGATGCAGGTAAGCAGTTCATCAAAGAATATGAGGATGTGCGTCCATGAGTAATGAGATTACACTAGAGCAGCTTGATGACAAGCAGCGTCTAGCTGTAGAACAAGGACTAGATGTAAGTAAACGCATCTCTGCTGTCGCTGGTCCAGCGGGTAGCGGTAAGACTACTATCATGCGTATGATTTACAATGGACTGACTGAGGCAGGGTATACTGTTAAGCTAGCTGCGCCTACAGGCAAAGCTGCTAAGCGTATCCGTGAGGCTACTGGCTTACCTGCTGGTACACTGCACATGCTGCTAGAGTACACTCGTCCATTGGAAATCGACGATAAGACTGGTAAGCCATTCGGTGACACGTTCCCACGTCGTACTAAGGAGAACCCACTGGAATGTGATGTAGTCATCGGTGATGAGTACATGATGGTTAACCATGAGTTACACCGTAACCTCATTGACGCATTGCAATCAGGTGCTAGGCTCATTGTCCTCGGTGATGTATCACAGCTACCGCCTATTGAGAGTAGTCCTATCCTAGCGCAGAAGCCTGCACCGTTCAAGATACTCCTTGATAAGTTCAATGGCATTTACTTAGACAAGGTACATCGCACCGCTGATGACAGTGGCATTCTACTGAATGCACAGCGCATCCTCGGTGGTACAGCACCTATGCCCAACACAGACTTCACACGGATCATCACAGATAAGCCTGTCGATGAACTCGTTGCTGCGTTAGACAAGGCTGACTACACTGCATTGAACAATCAGATTATCACCCCTGCTAACAAGTCATGGGTTGGTACATTGAAACTCAATGCTACGCTACAGACTGTCCTCATGGACAATGATCGTCACACGCTTAGCCTACCACGTAACAAGTGGGACGCAGCCAATGCCGTCCGTGTCGGTGTTGGTGATAAAGTCATCATGACTAAGAATTGGTACGACCTCGACTGCGAGGACGGCAGTAAGGGCGTGTTCAATGGTGAAGTGGGTAAGGTAATCGAAGTCAGTGACGTAGAGGAAGTAGTCGTAGACTTCGATGATCGTATCTGTCGTATCCCTCCTGCTGTTCAGCTAGTGTATAATAACAAGGTTACCGTTGGTTATCCACAACGTGATATCTACCTAGCCTACGTAGTGACTACGCATAAAGCACAAGGCAGTGAGTACGATCACATCGTATATGTATTGAACAAGTCAATGCTTGCGATGATGAACCGTAAGAACATGTATACAGCCTTGACACGTGCAAGGAAACATGCTACATTGATTACTGACATGGCGTCATTGAGCATGAGTGTAACAACTAAAGAACCGAAGGTGTTTAGTAAATGAGTATGCAAAAGCGTATCATCCTATTCAATGGTCCACCACGTAGTGGTAAGGACACTGCTGCATCCTTCATCTACAGTGCTAACCCATTCATTCATTGGTTCCGTATGTCGCAGCCATTGAAGGATATGGTATCAGCGTTCTTCACACTGAATAGCACAGATGCTAAAGTCATTGAGCAGCACAAAGATAACAAGTTACCGCTACTGTTTGATAACACATTCCGTGAACTACAGATATGGTTCAGTGAAGAATGTGCTAAGCCTAAGTTCGGTCGTGATGTATTCGGTCGCCTAGCACGTAGGCGTATTGAGAATGCACTGTCAAAGCTACATATCTGTAGCGACTGTGGCTTCATTGAGGAAGCTATCCCACTGTTAGACCTAGTTGGTCCACAGAACATGCTTGTTGTACAAGTATACCGTGACGGCTGTGACTTCACAAAGGATAGTCGTAGCTACATCACACTCCCTGGTGTGAAGACTATCAAGCTGGTAAACAGCGGCTCCATTCGTGACTACGAATACAATGTCAAGGCGGCAGTTAACCTATGGTTGGAAGCACAGGAGAGCTGAACCGTAAGTTCGTAGAACGTGCTACAGCAGCAGGACTGTCCTATGACTGCCTCGGTGATGGCAACTTCAATAGTGAAGTTGTCATTGTATCCGAGGCACCAGGGCCGCGTGAGACGCAGCTTAAGCTCCCCCTCGTAGGGGGGAGTGGACAGTTTCTGTGGAAAGTGCTAGCACAGTTTAACTTACGCAGACAGCATTGCTACATTACCAATGTAGTGAAGAAGCAGTTAGTCGATGGAGTGAAGGGTAAGGAGGGTCTATCGAAGAATGAGCTTAGTCATTGGAAAGCACTGCTAGATTGGGAACTATCACAGTTACCTAATGTTAAGTATGTGTTAGTCCTCGGTGGCCTAGCACTCGAAGCACTAGTCGGTGACACTGGCATTGAGAAGTGGCGTGGCTCTGTAGTCAATGACGGTAAGCGTACGTACGTTATCTCATACAATCCTGCATTGCTAATGCGTAAGCCTAACTTAGAACCCATCTTCTACCTAGATGTATCTAAGTTAGATGCAGTCATGCGTGGGCAATGGTCTGAGTATCAGATCGAACACTTGTACGATCCTTCACCGAAGGAGGCGATACAGTGGTGTGATCGTATGATACAGGAAGGTAAGCCTATTGCATTAGACATTGAGACTACTGCTGGTGAAACTGCATGTATAGGATTAGCCAACGATGCTCACATTGGAATGTGCATTAACTTCAGATCACGTACTGACAATCGTTGGACGCTTTCTGAAGAACGTGAGGTTCGAAGAAGTATACAAAGGGTACTCCGTCACGCATCAACGCGGATCGTTGCACAGAATGGTGGATTTGACTGTGGATGGTTATGGTATAAGGATCGGATACGATCGAAAGCGTTATGGCTCGATACACTACTTGCTCATCACACACTCCACCCAACGTGGCCACATAATCTTGCATTTCTCACCGCGCAGTACACTTCGCATCCATACTACAAGGATGACATACATGAATGGCGTGAAGGCGGAGATATCTCCACCTTCTGGATGTACAACGTCAAAGACTGTTGCATCACCTGGGAGGTAGCACGTAAGCTAGAGGCTGAGCTACGTCAGCAACAGATGTGGGACTTCTTCCATGGCCATGTTATGCGACTACAGCCGCACCTTATCACTGCTACAGTGTTAGGTAATGACGTAGACCTACGTATGCGTGAGCAGCTTAACCATGACTATGGATTAGAAGTAGACCGTCTAGCGGCTGAGTTCAAAGCTGCTGCACGCATTGCTGCTAACGATCCAGAGTTGGATGTTAACCCTCTCTCGCCTAAGCAGCTAGGCTTACTGCTGTTCCAGAAGCTACGGCTTATCGGTAAGACTACATCGACTGATGAAGCTAACCGTAATACAATGATTGAGAACCCTCGTACACCTGAGGATGCACGGCGTATGCTAGTGCTACTTAATGAGTTCAAGGAACAGCATAAGCTGTATAGCACATACATCACTGCTGCTGTCGATCCTGACGGACGTATGCGCAGTGACTACAAGCAGTACGGCACACAGTTCGTGCCTGGACGGCTATCATCTAGTCAGACACTATGGGGTAGTGGCATGAACTTACAGAACCAACCGGAACGGTTACGTGGCATGTTCATTGCACCGAAGATTAAGATACCGGAGGGTATGTAATGACACCTAAACAAGTGCAACGTAAGTTAGTTGTTATACAAAAGCGTACCGCTTCTGCGTATGCAGCATTGAAAGCGTTACAAGATACTTGTGCGCATCCTACACCTACATATAAGTACTGTGGTAGTTCTGGGAGCTACGATCCTAGCAACGACTCTTATTGGATAGACTGGCACTGTCCTGACTGTAATAAGAAATGGAATACACCACAACATCGACAGCATACAGACAAGTATCCTAATGCGGTGCGCATAAGGTAGGAAGTAATGGCACATATTCAACGTGTTCGTGAAGAACAACTACACTTCGTATACTTCGATGGTGCTCAAGCAGAAGCACGCATCGTAGCATACGAAGCTGACATTCCTAAGTGGAAGGAGCAGTTTGAGAATGCAAGACTTAACCCAGGATCGTACGATGCACATATTGCGCTTGCGTCTGAAATGTTCAACATATCCTATGGTGACGTACCAACGTATGATTATGAAGCGGACGGAAAGCTCACGCTACGCGGCATTAGCAAGAGGTGCCGTCATGGACTTAATTACCGGATGCAGTCTGCAAGGCTTGCCGGAGTCACTGGTATGTCGCTTACAGAAGCTAACATCGCCTTTGATTTATATCATCGTACAACTCCTGAACTCCGACGCTGGTGGAATGACATTATCAATGAAGTACAAGCAACTAGAGTACTCTATACATGTCTCGGTAGACGAATGGAGTTCCTCGGATCAAGGATAGATGAGTCTCTCATTGATAGCATCATTGCATTCAAGCCACAGTCTACACTTGGTGACTTCGTATGCGGTGTACAGTGGAAAGTGCAGGAGGATGACGAGTGGCCACTCTATGCTAGAGTACCATTCAACAATCATGACTCATTGACTGCAATGTGTCGTGAGAAGGATGTACAGCTAGTAGCTAGACTACTGCGTAAGTACGCTGAAGCACCATTGATAATCAAAGGTGAGCAGTTAATCATCCCTGCCGACTTCAAGGAGTCATTCGCAGATGAACAAGGTATGCACCGATGGAGCAACTTAAAGAAGTTGAAGATGTAGTCGATGACTTCGTAGCTAACATGCGTTATATTACATGGAAGCCTAAGCAGTTAGCTACACTGCTAGGTGATCCTAGCTATACAGGACCACGAGAGTGGTTCTATGCAGAAGTCTATGCTCCATTAGATGTAGCACAAGCTGTTGCAGACTTCGCAGCATTCATTGCTGAGCATCCGTTACCACATGTGCCACATAGGCATAGACAAGGTGCAGTCATTCGTGAAGAAGTGGTTGCGTTAGGTAAGTTATTACATGATTACATGGACATTGTACATATGTTACCTTCACAGGTAGCATATCATTGTAAATGTTCACCATACGCAGTACGTGGTTGGTGGCGTGGATGGACCACACCACCTTGGGATGTGGTAGCAATGCTTAAAAAGTGGGCAGACTACATAAAGCTATACCCATTCCCACAGTATAGGAAAGGAACACATGGTGGTGCGCGATATCGACACAGTGTTAAAGTAAAGGAACCATTGCATGTTTCGAGAGGCAGTCAAAGATGACACATTCCTTGCACAGTATCTGTCCTACATGGACCCACTGGAAACACCAGTAGCGTATGACTTCTGGTGCGGCCTGTGGCTGCTCAGTAGTGCTGTAGCACGCACCATGCGTGTAGAGCGTCCACACGCACCTGTGTTCATGAATGTCTATGCCATCCTCTGCGCTGATGCAGGTACTACTCGTAAGAGTAGTGCTATCCGTAGATGCGAAGCAGTGTACCGTAAGGCAGGATTGGATAATCAGGCTGCTATCATTACTGGCTCATGTAGTCCAGAGGCGTTGACAGCAGAACTGTTAGTGCGAACAGCCACAGACTTACCTGCTAATGCTAACATTATTGTCAGTGAGTTAGTTACATTCCTTGGTAAGGAACACTATACCATGGGTATGCCAGGACTGTTGACAGACTTGTATGACTGTCCTGACATACGTGATGTAAAGCGTGTCAGCAGTGAGAATATGGCTATCCGTGATATCTTTGTATCCTTCCTAGCAGCTAGTACTCCTAGCTGGCTAGTACGTGCTATCAATCCTGATGTAATCGAAGGAGGGTTCACTTCACGCTGCTTATTCATCATTGAGGAAAAGCGTAAACGTGTAGTAGCATGGCCTGATCCATCAGCAGGTGCTGACTACGTTAGCACTTGCGTTAACTCATTGCATAGGATACAAGAGGATGTGCGCAGATACAGTAACAGAGGTATCACCCTTACAGATAACGCTAAAGCAGAGTTCGTACGATGGTACGAAGGACGTAAGCCAGATACACATGATCCATTCACCACTTCATTTGAAGCGAGAGAGGACCATCACATATTACGACTCGCAGGGCTGCTTGCAGTTAACGATAGATCATTTATCATTGATGTGTTCCACATCAGACACGCTGTGCGGATCATCAAGCACCACAAGGACGGTGCCACTGATCTATTCGGAGCGGATAGAGACTCACACAAATTGGTCAATGGCGTCGATAGACTCAGACTCTTACTGGCGAACGCCGGTGCAGCAGGGCTGAGTCAGAATGAGATTAGCTACAAAGTGCGTAATGCACTACGCTCACGTGAGTTAGAATACGCATTGACAATCATGAATGAACTAGAGATGGTATCTCGGTTCGAGGTAAAGACACATGGTCGTGCTAAGACTATATGGCGTGGTACGAATAAGTTACTAGTGAGATCACTGCAACAGACTGTGTTAGAGAGGATGAAGTATGAATGATACTGTATCGCCATGGATACCCATGACAAATCCTGTGGATAAGAAGCTCGTAGGTAAGTTGTTGGAAGAACTTGGTGAAGCTACTTCAGCAACCGCACGAGCATTCATTCAAGGATTGGATGAAGTAGAACCTACTACGGGTAAAGTCAACCGGCGCTGGCTTCAAGAGGAACTAGCTGATGTGCGTGCGTTATCTGAGTTAGCAATCGAACACTTTGGGCTTGATGCTAATGCGATTACTGAACGTGTTGAACGTAAGAAAGCATATCATCGTCGATGGTTCGCTATGATGGGAAAAGATGAAGTATGAGTAAGCGTGATGAAGTCAAATACATTGCTGTAGCAGCAGTAGTACACACTGCTACGCCTAAGGCGGTACAGCTACATATTGAAAGTATCAACGCACGTGCATGGGTACCACGCAGTGTATGCGAAGGCGGTGACAACCTTGTTGTCAAAGATGAAGATATCCGCATTGCGGATTGGTGGTTAAGGAAGAATGGATTGGAGGATGTAGGATGACTACATCACTCCAACACAGCGAACTGATCTAGTCCCTTCAACGGGTCTAGGTCCTGTAATCTCACGGCCCTTCCAGTCCGTGCCTGTAACTGCTTCTCCATTGCATCTATGTGATGATAGATGCCTGCATTGATGCTACGAATGTTCATTGCATGTTCATTCTGTACCTTCCGCAGTTGCGTAGGATTACTACGTAACTGTGGGCTGGACATGCTATCACGCATTTCATCACTCTGCATCTTACGCATATCACGCAATGGTGATAGCTTATTGTACAAGTCCTTGAACGCTGCAAGCGGTTCAATCATATCAGGTGGGACAGCCTCCTTACCTGCACCGTACGGGCTAGGCCGTGCAGTGCTCATGTTACCAATAGTACCCTCACCTGCAATGTTGCTAAAGTCTTTACCAATAGCTTGCAGCTTTTCCTCACTCTTACGTACTTCATCACCTACCATGTCATTGACACGTAGACGACGGTTACCACCGAATAGGATACGGGATGAGCCGCTGCTAGTAGCAGTTAGCCCATACTGCTCTGCTACAGCAGACATGGCTCCTGCGTTACCTTTGATCTCATACGAGTATCCGTAGGTACGCATTAGCTCTAGTAGTGTCTGACCACCTAGGCCAACCATTGTCTCTAGTATCGTAGCAGCGTACTTGTTAATGGGATCCTTGTTCAAGGACGACTGCGTGTAGCCAGGAGCATCCCGCGTATCATTGATACGTAGCCCTGATGCAATGCTCAATGCGTTACGCATATCTGCACCAGCAAATAGCTGTCCTGCTCCACGGATCAGTGATGGCGTAGACATGTCTACACCGGCAACACCGATGCCAGCACGGATACGTGACCACGTACCGTCGTCTAGCAATGTCTCAATGCTATTACGCAGCGGTGCGTAGCGGTCAGTGTAGAACTCTGGATTAGTTACATCGAATGCTTCAGTCAGTCCTGCTAGTATAGCAGAGAAGAATGGTGACAACGCACCGTCGATGGGGATGCGGATAGAGTTCTCAGGGTCCTCACTACCAGTGTAGAAACGGAATGACCGTGCTGCGTCATTAGCATCACGTGTGACCATGTGTGCTACAGAGTTAGCAGGACGACCTTCAGCCAGTGCTTCCTCATCAGAGGATATAGCTGAGTGCAGCATAATCAATGATAACATTGATCCAAGTGTGCCCATGCGTGCGGCAGTGGCCAACGGCTCACGTTGTGCTGACTTGAACACTTGATGCGCTGCTTGCATAGCAATGTTCTGATACGTCAGCATGGACGTAGCAGCTTGTACAGCCTTGTATCCACCGTACTGCGCTGGATCACCGACCACTGTACGTGCAAGTCCAACAAGTTCCTTCTCCTTACCAGCCATGTGGTTAATGTTAGCACGGAATAGTGCACTCTGCGGAGAGTTAGAGATTAAGTCTAATGCTCTGCTATAGAAGTGCCACGCTCTACGTAGTGACGGCGGAGTAGCACGATTGCTAGTCTTAGCCATCCATTCATCGAACTGTGCTTTACTACGTACATCGAAGATAGACGCAGCATTGCCGCCATACGGCATACTCTGCGCGTACTCTGCTGACATGTTAGCAATGTTAGTATGTGTAGGACGACTGTCAGCAGCATATGCAATGCCTTGGCTGAGCAATCCCTCACGACGCATGTAATGCGTCCATGAGTTTTCATAAGCACGTGTCATTGCTGTAGCAATGTCTTGTGCCCTCTGTGGTCCAATCATCCTGGCTACGTAGCCATTCTTATTCACTGAACGTGATAACGTGTCAGCTAGCGACGCAGCAGTATGTGCACCTAGATCACGGACTACAGAGTCAACTAGTTGCAGTGCAAACGTAGGATCAGTGATACCTAACTGACGAATGTTAACAGTGCCACCTGTCATCTTACGGATGGCAGCATCAATGTATCCTGCTCGCAGCTTCGATGGAGCCGTTACCATTGCGGTAGCTGCGCTAGTCAGTGTGCTAACGAAGGCTTGTACGTTGCCAAGTAACGCACCTACTAGACCAGTAGTAGCGTTTTGCTCTAGAATACGTAGCCCATTAAAGATGGGCACAGTTGTACGAGGATACGGCATAGCCGCAGCAGCGAGTCCTTGGTCTAACTCTACTTGCAGCTTCGATGCACCGTCATTGAATTTAATGCCTACGTAGCCATCAGCTGCTCTAGCTGATGCAGGTAGGATGCGTCCTACACCGCGAATGTCATTGCCACGCGGTACGTATGTGCCAGTAGCAGGGTCTAGCATATTACTAGCTGTAGACTTGGCAAAGTCTCTGATTGCTTCATTACGATGAATGAAGTCTAGTGTCTGACGGATGCCGTCTTCCATCGCTAATGCAGGGTCTTGCATACGCAATGGACCTGCGTCCTCTGCACGACTACGTGCGTTGAGTGGAGAGTTACCCTCTACACCAGTAGACAACGGCATACCGGCACCGCTGTTACGTTGGATAGTCATATCCTTAACTACACGGTGCATGTAGTTAGGACCTTTAGCTCGCATGGCAGCAATTTCATCAACACTAAATGTGCCACGAGCAGCCGCGAAGTCTAACACTTTATTATTGATAGCGCGGTACGCTTGCTCTAACGCTGCGATCGTAGGATCAGCACGTCCGTCAGCAATGAGTTGTTTCAACTCTGCGTATGATTTATCACCGAGTGCTACACGATCAGGTTCACCTGTGTTACTCATCTTACCGCGTACGATGTTCTCCTGACGAACATCATGTTCATCAGCCGCAGCCATTAGGCTAGACCACTTCGTACGCTGCTCAGGCGTAAGCAATGCTGCTTTATTGAACATGGTCCGAGGACTGATATCTACACGATGTGTGTTATCTAAGATACCAGTGTTCATGAACTCTGACATGCGGTCATTGTTCACTGCTTCACGTAGGTTAATGTAGTTAGCATTGATCTGTGCATCAGCAGCTTCACGTGGGATGTTACCCACTTTCACTGCGTCGTTGAGACGATTAGTAAGCACCTCTAAGTTATTAAAGATACCAGCTTCTAATCCTTCACCCATTGTATTAGACGATGTAATCGTATTCGGTGTCCCAGGCTGCGTCAGTCCTTGCGTATTAGCTGCATCAGCAGCGGCACCACGACGCATACCATCACGAGCCGCAGCAGTGATTGCTGCACCTCCACCGAGAAGCAGTGCCCAGGGCAGTTGATCCACAATAAACCGTGCATATGGATTACCCTCTGGGGCTGCATTAACAATATCAGCGAAGGGATCATCCGCAGCAACAGCAAGCTGTCCTTGCGCACTTGGCACAGTCACACGCGGTGATGCGTCAATCTCTGGTGCAATAGCACGATCAGGCTGTGGCACAGGTACCTGTTGCGGATACGCTTGATCTACTAACTCCTCTACACCTGCGCCTAAGCCGATAGATGCACCAGCATTTAATGCTACGTTACCTTTAGTGAACGGTGACGTACCAGGAAGTGCAAGCTCTGCTCCACGAGCAGTACCTTGTACTATTCCCCTGGCAATGCCAGGAGCCATCTTAGCACCAACCGTAGCTAGTCCTAATCCTGGAACAGGAATAAGCGCCTGCGCTGCCAGCTGTATCGCAGCACGTCCAGGTTCCTGATCGAAGCGTGCTTCGGGTGAAATATTCTCATTGATCCATTCGTTAGTACGATTACCCCAATCACCGATTGTCTCTGCACCAGTCATACCGACTAGGCGTGCTACATCAGACGGCACAGATGCGACACTACGCACTGCATCACGTGCATACAATGGAACACCTAATGCAGCTAAACCTTTCTTAGGCTTAACTGCATCAGTCAGCAATGCTGCGAAGGGATCGCCATTCTCATTGAGAATGTTCTCGAATGGATTATCGCTCACTTAGCTAAATCCTCTGGTGTAATACCATACTGTGCTGCCATGCCAAGCATCTTGGTACGCTGCTCAGGAGTAGCCTTAGGTAAGGCTGCCTTAAGCTGTGATAAGCGTAGATCACGTTCAGCAGATGGTTGCGGTGCGGCAGTTGTACTAGCCTGTGGCGCGGCCGTAGGCGGCACGAGACCCTCGCCAGTTGGCGCACTGCCTGCAGGCGATGGCACACCTTTCTTAATCAATGGAGTAAACAGTTGCGTAGTACGATTACGTTCTTCATTAAGTCCAGCGATCTGTTGAGACAGATTACGTTGAACAGTGGCTTTAGCCGCAGCTTTAGCGGAAGGGCTGGTTGCTAATTGTGCATCAATTTCAGTTAACTGCTTAGCAGCGAACTTCTCTAAGTCAGCCTGTCTAGTTGTAAGACTATTCATAGCTGTGCTGTATTGTGCAACAATACGCGCCTGATCTTTATCAGTAGCATCTGCAACAACTTTAGGCGCAGCAGTACCTCCGCCTCCACCAGATGCTAACCGTTGCATATTACCCGCAGCGGCTAGTTTGTATGTAGTGTCAGCTTTCTTACCCGCAAGTTCTGCGGTCTGCATACCCGGCACATTCTGTGCCAGACTATATGCCATATCCTGCATATCAGGAGCTAACACTTCTCGCCCTGGCTGGAACATGGCAGCCGTCTCAGGTGAGCGCGACAGCGCACTAGCTAAGCTGTATTCAGCTTGCTTGTTGCCTAATGCGATGCTCGCATCAGCCTGACGTGTGGCCTCACGCTGTCTAGCAGCGTCGTCTACTTGTGCATTGTAAATGAACCCACCGATGCGATCGGCATTAGGTCCATTGATTAAACTGTATAGTGTATTCAGTGAAGATGCGTTAGCCATCTTAGGTGCCTCCTACGTGGCGACCGTCAGCACTCACGAATGATGCAGGAGAGGTGTAGTTACGACTACCAGGGTCACCAAATAGATTACGCAACCATGCACTCTCTGATGCAGACTTAATGCCACCTTGTACTGCATTGGATATGTTACTGATATCCAAACCGTAGTTTGAAGTAGGCATACTCTTAACCTCAAACGGCGTCATGCCCCGTCCTACACCTTGCATCCCCATGGTGCCTGCATAGCTACGATTAGCTAGCAGCGAGGACAGGTTGTTGTCAATGTCAGTGACAGCAGACTGTTGCCCAACAGGTGTAGTAGCACGTCCTGCTAGTACATTGTACCTGTTCAGTGAATTACCTTCACGACCAGCACGGCGTGCTTCAAACTCTGGATTAGAGTCAGCCTCTGCTTCTGTGATAGCAGTACGTAAGTCAGGAGCCGCGGTACGACTCATCTCACGGATAGCATCAGCACCACTTGCACCTTGCAGTGAACGGATACCTACAGTAGATGCAGCATTCAGCCTGCCAGAGTTGGCTCTAGCAGCATTGCGTGCAATCAGTGTACCACGGATATCATCCAGTGTCTGACGACCTACGCCTGCGTCAGTACGTTGTACATCAGCTTCCGCTCCTTCACGTAGTTGACGATCGAACTGATTGCCACGCTGTAAGCGTTGCTGAACAGCATCACGTGTGAGACGTGTGCGTTCTTCACTATCACTAGCACTGATGATACCACGTGTGGTATCCGTCGGACGACTAACCCATCCCACACCTGGGACGTATTCAGTTACATCACCACGTGCATCGCGTGTGCCAGCCTGTGCCATCTCCTGCTGTCTAGCAGCGATCTGTCGCTGTAAGTAGTAGTTACGGAAGTTGATATCATTTTGTGCAGCGATTGCTGCGGTGTCTACCTTAGACTTATTCCTAGAACCAAAGATGCTGCCAATGCCACTGGCTAAAGCACCTGCTGCGCCTACGCCAGCAGCAATAGCTGAGAATGCCATCAGTTGATGTCCCGTGCATATACGTGTTCTTGTAGCTTGAAGTCATGCTTCTCGAACAACGGAGTTGTGTTATAGCAGGTGCGATAGCGATGTACTACTCGTTGAACACCACGATCACGTAGAGCATTGATAGAGAAGTCTAGCAGTGTGCTACCGATGCCTTCGCCACGGCGAATATGTGATACCGCAAGAGTGTCACACTCTGCGACGGTCATCGTCCTATGGTGCGGATGCTGTACAATCATGTACAGCCCTGCTCCATAGAGCTTGTAACCATCTTCGTTATCACGTGCTGTGGTAATGAGCAATACGCCTGCGTCTTGTAGCGCATAGTACAATGGCCAGTCGAAGTCATACGGAGGTAGATCAGTATGTGCCGGTGTAGCAGCGTAGTACGCTTCAAACAGCGCAGTCAGTTCTTCCTCTAGTCTAGGACTTAGACGATCTGTGTTATATTCCATCAGAATGTCCCCTGTCCACCTAGACCACGCTGTGCATCCTGCTTCTCTTTACGCTGCGCAAGGATAGCAGGCTGTTCCAGTCGTGGATTAGTTGCACCTTGTGCAATGCCACCTTGTGTGATGATATCACCGATATCGAAGAAGTTAGTGCCACTCAACGCGCCGCGTAGATCACCTTCTAGATTAGATGTAATATCCTTAAACGTGTTATCACGCTGTGTGTGATACACATTCGGATCGAATGATCCACCTAACTCATAGCGTCCTGCGTCTGCACGTGCGGTATCACCGATACCACGGAGCCTCTCCTTGTAGCCCTGTAACACAGAACCACCTAGCTTCTGTCCTGTAGCAGTGCCTGCTTTGAACATCTCATCGAGACGTGACAACGCACCGCTGTAACCTGTGGTATCGAGATTACCACGTGCCTTAGCACGGTCTAGCTGCTGCTGTGCAGCAGTACGCTGCGTGTTCAATACATCCATGATATACGGATCATCGACTGTATCTTGGATAAGATTATTCTCGAACCCCGGTGAGTACACTTTGTCTACATCACGGATGTACTGACTACGCTTACCAGCTTGTTCATTCATTAACACATTGTTAATGAAGTCGTCAGTGTAATACTGTGCAGGGTTCGGATCACGATGCGGCACCATGAAGCTTTGGTCAGCAATGGCACTATTAATGAGGCTCATATAATCCTGTGGATTAAGTCCACGCTGCGCCAGCGCACGCTGTGCACGGTTACGAGCACTTGTCTCTGCGTTGTTAACATTCGTACTGAACGCTGCTTCCTGCTCAGCCCTTAGCTGTGCCGCTCTCTCATCCTCACGGATACGATTACGGTTAGCTTCTTCTTGACGCATACGCTCTAGCTCTAGAGTATTATCCTCAGGAGGTATATAAATACCACTACTGCCGCCGCTACCACACATTACACAAACTCCTTACGGTATACTTCACCCCAACGTGCGTAGCCTTTACGTTCGTACACTTTACCAATCGGTAACGTCTCAGCAGGCGCAGTCACACCTAGTGTAAGTGAATGAATACCATTCTGTTGACACCATGTCTCAGCTGCATTCATCAATGCGAATGTGATACGTGGATCACGTTCGGGTACGAAGAATGCTAAGTCACTAGCAGTGATTAGTTCAGAGAAGTAGTACGGCGTAGTACTGATAGCAATTAGCCCCTGTAGCCTCGCATCCTGCGACTCAACACACCATCCACGCACAGCGTCCTTAGCTACGGCATACATCATATGCCACACACTGTCCTCACTGAACGGTATGTGTGCATACTTACTCTCTGCGTGCATCAGCTTACCTAAGCGTATACACTCGTATCCATCAGAGAACCGCAGGGGCCGGACCAGCATGGTGCCTCATCAACTTTTGTTACTGGGCCTGAAATATGGCCTAGATGCCTATGGATTAGGCAGTTTATACCACAGAGGGGATTGACATAGCAAGATAAATATGTTATCTTGCTATATAGTAAAAGCGAGAGGGGGGAGTCAACAGAGTTGATAATAGTACTGATGAAATCACAAACATAGCACGCAATCGCATCAGTACTACTGCTACTTCGCAATACCACCGAGCAATCGCTCTGCGATCTCTGGCCCTACTGCCATTACAAATGCGAGCAGTACTATGCCGACTATTAAATAGTCGATGCGCTTCTGTAGAGCAGAGTGTAATGTCTTAACATTGTCAGTTAACTCCTTGCCATTAGTAATGATACTATTGTACCGCTCACCGCAGATTGCTTCATGCGTATCTAAACGCCGTTCCGTAGCACGTAACCTACTTTCAAGATCGTCTGACATTACAGTGTCGTCCCGTCCATCGTTTCTACTCGTTTCTTATCTACCTACTGCTACCCAATAGAAGCTCACTGACTGTGTTACGTCACCGTAGACATTGAAGCCTGCGGTAGTAGGAGTAGCTCCTACGACTAGTGGAATAGCTGCACCAGCAGTTAATGCACCACTACCAGCAGCTACAGTAAGCTGAATGTTATCAATAGATGTACTAAACGCAGGTGAGATAGTCACACTACCAACACCGTTGGTAGTGGTGCCTATGCCACGCCTGATCTGTTGATCTAATTCATTCTGTACGAATGCTGTGGTAGCTAAGCTAGTGGTATCATTACCAATCGCACGTGTGGGTCCTGTAGGAGACTCAGTAAATGCAACTACACCTGTAGAACGTGTGATAGTAAAGACAGCAGCAAGCAATGCTCCTGCATCAGAATAACGGCTGAGTACGATATCACTGCCTACATTAAAACCACTCTCCGCGGTAGCATTACCAAAGAGTAGTGCCCAACGTGTAGCAGTGCCTATCTGCGATGTCAGAGATACATTCTGCCCAGCAGCACTTCTACGAAATGTGAATGCTGGGCTAGCTTTAGATTGCCAAATGTCACCAGTAATGGTGCCGCCAGCCTTATCAAACTTAGCACTACTTAATGTAGTAGCGCTAGTCTGCAATGCACTGATTTCATCCTTCGCAGTCTGTAGCTGCGTACGCATTCCACTTTTACTGACTGGATCAGTAGTGATGAAGTTTGGATCAATGGCACTTGTCATTGTTATCTCCTAACTGAGCCAGTGAGGTATAGAATACCTACAGCAATGATGCTGAATGCGCTAGAGGTACTGCCACTGATACGGAAGCGCATACGCATGAACTTCTGTGGCCAAGCGTATAACTGTTCATTATTCGGTGGACGATGTTCATACGATGCAGCATGTGGGCCACTCTCTTGCATGAAGAACATGGACAGTGATGGAGTAGTGAACTCATCTATGTACATGTCTACTGTATAGCTGCCAGTGCCCTCACTGAATGTAGATACGTACTTACTCATCTTGTTATTCAATGGCTGCTTGAAGTCCGCCCATGGCATGTTCATGTAGAAGTTAATCGGCAGGTCCGCTGTACCTTCTTCCCATCCTGTGCCATCGTCCCATGCGTCACCGTCGTCCCAGTTCTGCTGTCCAATGGCGCCTGCATCGGTATACCGAGGTTCATAAGCGTTATGATAATAACGCACTGATGTACCTGCACCGTAGAAGACGCGACCTTCTGTAGTCCTACAGGCTGCTCTGTACGGCATAGCATCGTACCGTGTCCATGCCTTGAACCGCTGTGACTTGTCATAGCAATAGACGAATACGTCATTCTGCGTAGTAGCTGTCACCGTGTCAATGACAGGGATGAAGAACTGTATCTGATGCGCTATGCGATCATGGACGCTGAACACGTGTTCAGTTAACTGTGTGTTACTGAACCGTGCTAATGCACGCTGTACATCAGTATTGATGAGTGAACTAGCTGGCTCAGGGATGAAGTCAGTACCTAATGCCGTGCGCTTAATGCTGATGACACCACTAGTGTCTAGCACTAACATGTCATCGCCGATGACAGTAATAGCCTTATGGCTTACGGCACCGTAGCCACTGACAATATCAGTTACATCGAACTCTACAGGAGCGGAAGTGGGAAGGATGAACTGTATAGCAAGGATTGCCTCTTGGTAGGTAACTACCAGTCGATCACGGTACGTAGCTAATCCTGTGATAACAGGGACACCACGGTCAATGTAAATGGACGTGTCCATGTTAGCACCATTGGTGCTTGCATCAGGATCGAACGATGTAACACCTTGTCCACTGACGTAGACAGTGTATGTATCCGTGGGAGTGACAGCCAGCACTAGATGGCCATCGTGTGTAGTACAATACTTCGCACGTGGCGTATTAGTATTAGTCCCTGATACAGGGTCCTGTACATACGTCACTGCGTACAGTTCATCCATAGTCACTGGCTTATCTACACCATTGCAGATGATAAGCTGTCCAGCAAACTGTGTGAACGATGTGTATGTGATAGGATTAGTCCAGCCTGCTGGGGCACCGGGAAGTAATGCTGCAATAGCAGTGCTCCACCGCAGGTTTACAACGCCAGAGGCGTCTACAGTAACAATCTTACCATTGGCTCCTACAACTACGAGCGCACCAGCATAGTACTCCATGCCTATGATTTCATCAATCGCAGCAGTGGTAGCCTGATCTTCCTCAACATCAGCAAATGGTGACGTACCGTAGCGTACAGACAGTTTACCATTACTATCTGGGTACAGATTGCGTACGTCAGTGAGATACTTACTATTCAAGTTCAGTGGAGAGTCGAATGTGTTCAACCCTCCACGGAAGTCCCGTGCTACAGCAGCTTGTAGCTTATCTACAGCAGGTAGCTTAATCTTACGCATTAGCGATCCTCCGCCCACTCATTGAGTAGCATAGGATCATTCATCCGTGGATCAAGGATCAGCTTAGCACTGTCATGCTGCTGTTCTAACTGTTGTAATCTATTCTCGAATGATTGCTGTAACATAGTTACAGTAGCAGGGTTAGTGCCATCATCTGCTGCGTACTTCGCAGCGGCACCGTTAATGAGGCATGAAGCATCGAATGGTACAATCACTGATGGATCAGTGAACAGATCAGCAGGGTCTAAGCGGATATGAATGCGTAATGGTTGTGCAACGGACGTAGTAGCCGTTAATGGCCATACACGAAACAGGTTCTGTCCCGCAGGTGCCCAGCCTTGTACATCATCTGACGCATGTAGTGGTTCTACATAACGTGGTGACGTTCCAGTAAGTCTGTAAGGATTGATATTGCTAGATAGAATAGGCAGTGGAGTACTGTTACTACCGTAGCACACGCGATCCACATCACGGAACCCCTCACGTGTTCCAATGAACTCTGCTGTACAGAGTCCTGTACTACCATTTAGTTGCCTAGTCTCCCATTTAGTGAGATTGTCCCACCATCTACGTGAGCGCACTAGCTCATACGTTTCTTCAATCAACATGCCAATAGCATCCTCAGCATACAACTGTGTGCTAGGGCCTGCTACCTGCCGTAGACGGACGATAGTCCGCTGTATTAAATCACTGTGTGAGTAGAATGCCATGCTATACTCCTACACTCTACTTACGAAAAAGGCTCCACTGTGCATGGCACAGTGGAGCAAGTTACTACAGCACCTACCTACTTAGGTCAGCAGAGTGAAGTAATGCTGAACACCGTACAGGTGGGTCTTGTCCACAATACAGCGGATAACAAAGTTAACGCTGCCATTGGGGATAACAGTCGAAGGCAGGTACAGACCACGAGGGTCAGCGTTAGTCGCATTTGCGGTAGAAGTGACAGGAAGGCCCGAGGTCAACGCACCAGCATTAGCTGCGGCAGTGTTATTCTTCACCTCCGCAACCATGGACAAGCAGCGATACGGCACACCGAGGTAGTTGCCCCAGCCAACGTCAATAGTCGTAGCAGCAGTGGCCTCCCAGTTCACACGGTCGATGTAACGGAACGCTCTAACGCCCTGAACGGTAGTCGTACCATTCAGCGTCAATGCTTCCGTCATGGGCTGGCCCATGTAGTCACGGCCCTGCACGCGAACTAAAGTCGTAGCGGCACCAGATGCACGGACAGTGACGTTACGACCATACATGCCCCACTGCGCTAGACTACCCGTGTACGTAGAAGCAAATGTGGTAGTCATATCAGCAGTGGCGATGCTATTAGCAGCAAGGATGCCATCGAGATCGTGTGCATTCAGCACACCAATGTCCATGACAGCAATGTCAGGAGAGCCATCAGCGCCGAACGAACCGATCACCGCATGGTTGAACCAATTGTTCACACGCTGCGGCCAGAATGAAGCAACACGACGCGTCATCTTACAAACTCCTTAACATAGCAGGCTGCTGCGTACGCTTGCCCACGAGTGATTTAAGATCAACATAGTCCGGTGCACGCACAGGCTCACCAGTCTCTAGGTCGATTTCTTCATTCGCATGTTCAAGGATGCCAGCAGCAGCCATCTTCGCTCGCGTCTCGAACCACACACTGTGTCCACCAGGGAAGTAGACCATGAAGCTCTCAGGAACAAGTCGGCTGACTTGCTCAGACTTCATGCCCAGATGCTTACCATCCTTACCCTTAACAGTGGTATAGATAGTAGACGTAAGCTCTCGGTCCTTGACTACTTCAATCTGAAACTTCTTACTCAATGCCATGTGCTGTACTCCTTAGTTCATCACAACGGCGTGCGTACGGAACTGACGCCAAGAGCAGAAGTTACCCTGCCACACGACTCGCTTGCCGATAGCATCAATGGCCCATGGAGCAACAAGGTTCTTCACACGCATGTTCACACCCTTGAGGATGTGCATACGCAGATACTTGCTGTTGATGAAGTACGCCTTATCAACGTTACAGTCTTCGTCGTAGAGCATGGGGATGCCATTGTGCGTGACACCCTCAAAGCCAAGGTCATACATGCCCTTGCCTTTCTTGCTCTGATCCAGTGGGATCATAACCTTATCACGCACAGCCTGACGGTACGAACGGATAAGATTGCGTCCAATGAGGATCAGATCAGGCTTGTCAGTCTTCAACTTCAAATCCATGAGCACGTCATCAAAGGCTTCTTCGATGTTCGTAGCATCAAGGCCACCAGCGAAGTCGTACGCAGACGGACGCCACTGCACTTCCGTACCACGGTTCATGCCACCAAGCGTGCCAGTGGTAGGATCATCAGGGATGAGAGCTTCCAATCCGAGAGGATCGACACCAGCGCCAGCGCCGTAGAGGTACTCACTGAACTTCTCACCGATGCTTTCTTCAAGCACATCGAGCTTAGCAGTGAGCAGCTTGAACAACGCAGCTTCACCAGTGTTCTCGTCCACTTCCTGATCGCTGATAATCAGTGAGCCTGCAACACGCGACCAGCCGTAACCAATCGTGCTGAACTCACTCGTCTGCGCAACAGGCAGTTCATCGTAGTACTGATACGATGCGACGTTAGGATTACGACTCATTGTAATAGGATTGGTGATGTTAGCACCACCATCCTCGGTCTCGACACGTTCAGTCGCAAAGGCCCAGGCCATAAGAGCGTTGCTCTTAATACTAGCCATGATGAGCTTACGACGGGACTTGTCCAGCATGGAATGCACAATGGTATCGAGAGTACCATTAGCAGCTAAAGAAGTGTTAATCATTGTTGCTACCTATTAGCGGTTAACGTTGATGCCGTGTTCACGCAGCGTTTCGCTAACAATGTCTCGCATACTGCGATCATGGTTAACTGCTGTGTTCACACGTGGAACTACAGTGCCATTAGTCGAACCGCTAGGAGCGACAACCTGTGCTGCGTTCATACGCTGCGGCTGTTGCTGCTGTTGCGGCTGACGGGTCGCTGCTGCTTCATGCTGTGCTGAGAGAGGACGGTTAAGATCATAACCGTTCTTATACGCCCAAGCTTGAAGCATCAATGTAGCTTCGCGCAGTGGTAACCGCTCGTCAGCTTCTAATACACGTTGGAGTTCAACCTGTTGTTGCTCGGCCCAAGGGAACGTGTCAAACAGTTCCTCTAGTTCTCTATCCGCTTGTGCTTGAAACTGCTGCAACTGCTGCTGTTGTTCTAACTGCTGCTGCTGCGTAGACAGGTTCTGCTTAAACGGTGCAACTTCTGTCTGTATCATGCGCTGAATAGCGGCCATGTCTACAGACCCTTTAAGGTCCTCTAGATTATGCCCCAGGGCTAGTACCTCTGTCAAGACCTTCTTCGCTGCCTCGACGGGATTTGCCTTAAAGTGTGCCATGAATTGCATGGCAGTAGTCACTTCCTGAGGCTGTAGTCCTAGCTGCGTAGGAAGCTGTGCAGCTTCACGGAACGCAGTAAGGTGGGCAGTAGTCTTGTCTAACTCACGCTGTAGTGTCTCCGCTTGTCCACGATGCTGTTGCATCTGTGTATGGAAGTTACGCGCAGACTCGTATAGAGCACGCTCGTTACCTGCTTTGGCAACAACACGTCCCGTAGCAGGATCAACTAAGTTGCCTTCTGCGTCGGCAGGTAGACGCTGGCGGCCCGGTGTGTAGGCTTTAACAACTTGCCGCTCGGCTGCGTGTTCTTTGTTAGTGTCAGTTCCAGTGACAGCGCCAGTTGCTGACTTGTCTGATCCAGGAGTAGCGGTCGTGCTCTGATTGCTGCTCCCTGCGACTGCTGGCGCACCTGTAGTGGTCTGTTCCTGACCTTCCGTACTGACATCATTCGTCTCCGTGGTTAGATTAGCAGTAGCAGCGTCATCCTGCGCTTCTAATCCAAACATACGGTCAACGCGTGCTTCGAGTGTTTCACTCATTGTTACATCATTCCATTTGCTGTAGTGTTGCCTTGTTGAACCATGCTGAGTACTTCAGGCAAAGCCTCAGCTACAGGTACACCTTTAGCAAGTATCTCACCAAGTGCGACCTTTGCTTGTGGCGGCAATGCGTCAATCATTGCAGCCAATTCTTCTAGCGCCATTCCGCCACCACCTTGTGGTGATGGAGCACCAGTCGGTGAAGTCGGAGCAGTAGCTCCTTCACCCCCACCACCAGCACCTTGTGTGCTATTCCCCCTCTGCATTGCAACTACAACTTCCTCCTTCATGCGTTCAAACGCATCCGCAGGGAGGTTAAGTTCGTCGAACGCTTCTTCGAGAATAGTAAGGATTGTCTCAATGACAACGCTAGGTGCAAACTGTGCCAGCTTACCAAGTATCTCAGACATTTCTAATGCCTGCTGCTTCTTACCAGCACTAGTGGGCTTCTGCGTAGAACCACCTACAGTCTGACACTGGAACATATCACGCAGTTCCTCTGGCACACGTGGTTGCCAGTTCATAGAACGCTTAGCACCGATCAATGCACGGACTGCATCAGCTTCCATGAACTGTGCACAAAGGTAGCCAATGTTGTACAGTACAATGCCTAACGCATCTTCGATAGCGTCGATCTTCTCATCTAAGCGTAATGCAGTACCACTGTTGTAGTTCTCAATAGCCTTGTTAGTCGTGTTCGTCTTGAACTGCACGTTACGCATAACGTCAGAGACGCCACTGACACGATCAATGGACTGGAATGGACGTTGCAGATCGAATAGCTGCATAGCCTTTAACATACTGTTAGGCTTCTCTACGATCATGTCACGCATGTTAGTACCTTCTGGTACTTCCACACCTACAGCGTTAGGTCCACCACCAGTGAGCCATGCAATGACGCTATCACGGTTAAACTTGTTGTTGTAAAGGATGTTCTCCTTCACCTCCTGCCTAGCACGACGGAACTCATCGTGTATCTCATTGATAGCATCTTGCTGATCTAGGTAGTACGTGACGTTACTAGGAGCTAATGCACCTACGACAGTAGTGTTGAACACTAATGCCGTGAGTGGAAAGAACCCAGGCAGCATGTACGGATCATTCTCTGCCCAAATAGGCCAGTCCCAACGGTTATCAGTGTACAAGTACACTCGCCGTGTAATACGATCCCAGATGCGCCAGCACATGGTACGCTGTGCTTTCTCTAGCTGAGCTTTACTCTCGTAACCGTATTGATGCGCAGACGCATCCGTCTCGAACAGCTTAAAGTTCTTAATGTCATCATCACCTGATGCATCACCTAGCAGCACATGCGTAGGCTCATACAAGGACATAACTTGTCCATCTTCACCCTTCTTACCATACCGTGCATTCAGGTACGCAGTGGGGTAAATCTCACGTATAGCCATCCATTTCGCATCACTGTAATCTGGCATCGACGCATCCGCATCGACGAGTACATCCTGTGGCGTACGATACTTGACAAACGGTCCTGGTGGCGTAAGAACATCTAATTCTTCCTCCAATGCGAGTAGCTGGCCTTCTACTTCACGGATAGTCTTAGTGTCTTTAGCATCGGCTAGTTCAGTCGATAGACGTTGAATGTCATCCTGCGCAGCAAGGATGGATTGCTGACGTAGAGTGTAGCCGTATTCCATCCAACCAATGTTGCATAGCTCAGCAGCTAGTACAGCCTGCTTAGCATGTATCTTCAAATTCAGCCCAGGTGCGTGCTTACGTCCTGCGAGAGCATTGACTACATCTTCTACCTGCTGTACGAAGTCCTTCATGTCCTCATTAGGAGTGGTAAACTCTGCTTGAGGGTTCTTCGCATACAATGCAGGCATCATTGCACGCACATTGGCGTAGACAATGTTCTCTGTCTCAGACCACTTGTTGTTACGACGCTTAGAGTAGTATCTGTTACCACTCATGCTATCGCGACCTTCACGGTGCTCTAGCTGATTGTTATTGTAGTAACGGATAGACTCGTCCCATGCTTCCTCATGCACCTTACGTGCAGAACGTGCAGCAGCTATGCGACCTTTCCACAGCTTACCATGCTGTTTACTAACAGGCACCTTGCTGCTTGGATCAATGCGATACATTGGCTCACCTGCGTCAACAGGTGCGATGGGAGCCTCTGCATCTAATGCACGTTCAATCGGTTGAGGAAGTGTGTCGCTCATCGCATGTACCTATGTGATCTGTTATCTACAGTAGCTGCTTCCATCTCATTCCACATGCGGAGCTTAGGAGGCAGGGGCCTTCTAGTAGTCGTTACTAATGTACCCGGCTGTGGCGTGTCAGTCAACATATACTTTAAAGCATCCATGGCATGGTTGTTCATGTCCACTGGCATGTCGATAGCAGTGTCATCCTTACCACGCTTCCATCGCCATGTAGACATCTCATCATGGAACCATGTGAGCTTATCACTGACAAACAGTGATGGACAACCGTAACCATGTGTGAATGGATTGAGTACAGTCTCACGGATGTGTAAGTGTTGCTTCACCTTAATGATGCCATTGAGAATGGCATTGTTGCCTCTACGCATACGAATGCCATTGTCTACAAACATTGCAGCTGTAGTCTGTCCTGTAACCTGTCCTGCGTTGGTACGACGGAAGATAGCTGGATCAGCTAACACTTCTGGCTCAGTGTCACGGACGATAAGCTCAGGACCAGCTAACTCCGCACGGAGTGTGTTGATTGCATCAGCCTGCGCACCAATGCCCATGTCACGTTCATAGAACCCACCTACAACGTAGGTAATGCCAAGAGCATCTACTAACGCAAGTAAGTAACATGACGGAGCAGTGATGCCTAAGTCATAGCCTTCAATGATCGTTAGACGGTAGCCCTGCTGACGTAGACCAGCAATGTGTCGTACGAGTGTATCATGTGCAATGATATGCACAGCTTCATCGAACTCGTCATAGACGACACCATCGAATGCTACCCACTTACCTAGTAGGTAACGGTCACGCATCTTACCGCGGTATGTTGCTTCTAGCGTCTTAATGTAATCTGCTTCGAGGTTCTGTGCATTCTCATACGTGGATGCCTCAAAGACTTCCACTAGTGGAATAGGCTGACCGTTCACTAGAACAGGTCTACCATCATTGTCTACTTCACAGATCAGATCAGGATTGAACCGTCCTGCACGTAAGTCATGCAATGGCTTCACTAGACGTTTGTACACCCAACCGAGGGTAGGGTTACATGTCAATGACATGTACCGTGGACCAGTCAACGGCATGGTATCATCGTCACCAGCGTATGCTGCATTACCACGTAGACGACCTAGTAACTGCTCAAAGTCATGCTCTGTAATCTCAGGGTCTTCGATCTGATCTATGCCTACATAGTCATAGTTAGCTGATAACAAGTTGCTAGTAGACTCTCCGTCTGCGCCACCACGTTGTTCAATGTACCTGAAGTCAATGATTGTATCATTGCGTAGTACGCAGGTGTTATCCTGTTTGTTAAAGGACTTGATCCATGAGCTAGGGCACCACTTGAAGAACTCTCTACGTAGCGTGCTGTTTAACTTAGGATAAGATGCACGACCGAGCATCATAGATGCACCAGGGTAATCCCGTGCGATGCGCAGTGCATCAGCTACTAAGGCAGTGGTCTTGCCATTAGCAAAACCACCACCGTAGAGACGTATCTTCTTACGACTGAGGTGGAATGCCTCAGCCGCACTACCAGAGATTAACTTATACGTACCAGCCATTAGCTCTTACGAACGTACATGACAGGAGGCTGCGCTGCGAAGCCTGTGATAGTCGGTGACGTAGTAGGCAATGCTCCGTATGTGAAGGTGCCAAGTAGTCCACGTGACGCACCAGTGACGCTAGATGCACCGAGTAGTGCGGTGTTAGCACCTGTACCAATGGTACAAGTCGGAGTAGCATTAAACACTGCGACTAGCCAGACGAAGCGGCTAGATAGCTTCAATGCAGTGAAGCTAGCTTCTACGAATGCGATGCTAGTCGTATCGACTGTGCCACAGTCAACGAGTAGTTGATCTGGCATACCAGCATTAGTGCCGTTGTCTTTGTTACTATAAATGCCTAGACGGCATGCACCAGCAGCACCTGTAGTGACATTGATCCCAATGCGATCAATGGTGGAGTTAGGCAGTCTGATAGGCTGCGCATACAATATATTAGCAATCATTGCAGCAGTCGTAGCAGACAGAAGGATCACAGGTGATGTGTAGTACGAAGTGAAGGATGAACGAATGCCTAATGGTGCAGCGTCTGCTGTGGTAAAGCTGAAGTCATTAAGCTGAATAGCACGCTCGATGATTAGCTCAGCAGCAAGTGTGCCTTGGTGCGGACCACCGCCTCCCCATGGGAGCAGTGGAACAATGTCAGGTGATGCAAACTCACGGTCTGTGAGTTCAGGCATATTCAATGCACGAGGATGCAGCATCTGCGTCAGTGATGCGTACTCGTCAGTGGCACCTGTCCACGTCAGTACGTTAGATGCAGCACCAGCAGTGCATGTGATCGTAGGCGAGTACGCACCACCACAACGTGGCACGTAACCGTAGAACATAAAGAACGCATTGTTCGCAATGTTCACAGGCGTAGCAGGAGCATTACCCGGAGTTAGGTACCCTAAGTAGACACGAGAGCCTTGCTGATGAAAGGTGAAGGAGAAGTATTGTGATTCGTTACAGATAATACCTGTAGCAGTAGTTGCTACAAATGTGTAATCCTCAGATCCACCTTCAGCAATGCGACTCACCGTAATACGGTATGACAATTCAAATGTAGTAGCATTCCTGCTGATCCAGAAGCGGCAGCCATTAGCCGCAGCAGTCTTAGCACCACCGATCTGGAATGAGAACTCATTACCCATTGTAGTCCAGTCACCAGGACCAACACGGAAGTTTCCACCCCAGCCGTAGACAGGTACAGATGCTGTCCATGGCATGACTACATCGTAGTTACCTGTGTTAGCATTACCGATGATAGAACCATCACGGAGTAGTGGAAGGTTCTCTTGTGCAAAGCCAAGGTTCAGTTGACTGAACTGTGTCTCAGTGTCAATGAGACCGTAGCCATTGGCTAGTGCGTACGAACGGATGCCTGCCGCAGCGTAGAGATAACCCTCACGACTGTTAGCCGCTACTGCTTCAGTCTGCGTCTCACCAATACTGTTAGTCATGATGATATCAGGCACTTTCGCCCACCCTTGCATAATAGCAAGTGCATCACGGATGTGCTTCATCTGGAAGCTGGCGCCACCATTGCGTGCGCAGCTAACAATGACTACATCAGGAGCTAAGTCTTCGACGTAATCAAGCCATGGCTGATTAACATCATACCACTCCTGCACAACAGTACCGAAGTGGTTATCTGGGAGCGTGTCCCAGTTCATCCCACCGATGCCACGGTTATACCAGTTAATGGTTACACCAGGGTTGTCACGCTCGAATGCTTCACGCAGCTTACCATGGAAATTGCCAATGTACGATACACCATTAACCTGCGGTGTGGAAACAGAGTCTCCCATTAGTACAATGGTAACTTCACCACGTGCGGCTGCGATTGATCCCATAGGACAATGCTGCGAAGCACGGAATGTGGTCAGTGGAGGACGAGGCGGTGACGCATCCTTGGGGATGATAGGTTTAAGCACAGGAGAGCTAACAAGTGATCCATCACCAACGAAGATGAGATCAGCAGCTTCCTTGCTCATAGTCGGTACGTAGTATTCCTCTGCAATCTCCATCTTACGATGACCCGCAGCCAATGCTGCTGCAATGCAGAGGTTAACTGCTACACTGTCATCAATACTACCATCACCGATAGCATTGAAGTCACGCTTCGGTTCATAGTATTCTGCACCGCTAGTAAGGAAGTTATCCGTCAACGATGGATCAATCGGTCGGATAGACATATTCCCTGGAACAGAACCACCCCATGCGAGGTCAATGACAGTAGCCATTAGCACGTCTCCATATCAATAGTAGGCACATTGCCTCGTTTGTCCACTACCTCAATGCGGAATGTATTGAGCATGTCAGCACGGATATCGAGCTTCTCTGCCGCCTTGTGTCCGCCACGGTCTAGTAAGTCTTTGCTAGCAGCTAGTGCTACCTTGTCATCTTCACTGTCGATGAGTTCGACTACACGTGTAGCAGCCTTTACCTCACCATTGAGTAGAATACTCTTTACCTCTGTAGCAGCTTCCTGCTTCACAGTCTCAATGATGAACTGTTCTAACTGCGAGTACGCTGGCTGTGCACGGAGCAGAGTAATCTGCTCTACAGTGAACTTAGTAGCAACGCTGATCTCTGCATCAGAGAGTCCACTAGCTGTGTAGACAAGGATAGCTGCATAGCTATTCAACTGCTTAGGCAGCGCAGGTAGCTCAGCTAACTTACGATGCGTGTTAGACACTAACCGCTGTGCTTGGCTATTCGATGGAACAGCCACACGTGTAAACGTAGAAGCTACCGATGGGACAACAACTGTCCCATCTGGTAGCCGTAACGGTTCGTTAGCATCAGGTAGCTTGGCCATTAGTCCTTGCTCTTACGTGTACTCTTACTAGCAGCCATCTGCTTACGCTTAGTCAGCGATTGTTTAATCGCAGCACCAGCACCAGCGGTATCAGCACTGCCACCACTGCGGGGAGTAGCAGTGTTAGATTGTGTAGTTTGTGGAGTAGCAGTGTTCCGTGCGCCCATCGGCGCGGACGGATCACTCTCTCCCTTCCATGTAGGCGTGTTGGTCTTTACTGACGATGCAGGAGCAGAGGATGATGCAGATGGCGTATTACCGCCTTTGATGAAGTGATCCGATCCTTCACCTAAGTACGGTGCGCGTTGTCCTGTCAAGCGTCGTGCTTCTAACGCAGCTTCGTAACCAAAGCCTTCTGGATTAGCCATGGCGGATGGAGGCGACAACATGGGTGGCGACTTTGGACCAGTAACCATAGCAGGAGTATTGCCATCATACCCAATGCGAGGCGCTGCATTATACGTCAATGCCTCTTGTCCTGATCGCATCGCAGTTGGTGCGCCTAGCATACGACGTTGTAGGAACAGCTTTAGATTAGGAGCAATACCTGTAGGTCCACCAAGTACCATACTTGCCATATCTACTGCGTCAGGTGACTCCGGTAAACGATACGGAGCTAACGCTGCAATCGTAGGATCAGACATTTGATCACTTACAGTAGAGAACTGTCGTGGATCACGCATAGGCGGTTGTGGCGCAGCAGTAGTGCTAGAAGCACTACCATCTGGCATAGCAGTCTGTGTACCTTTGTCAGCAAGGAATGCTTCTACGCTATTGCGTACACCATCTGGTAATATGCCAGGAGTGTTAAGCTCTAACGTAGTAGCAGCCTGCTGCTGCGGTGGTACAGTAGTAGGAGGAACAGGAGGCGTTGGCAACGGCGGCGGCGATGCTGCTTGCTGCGCTGCGCCCATCGTACGATCCATACTACGATTGACCGCAGGCAATGCGGCACCCTCAGTGCTCATGTCATTCTGCGCTAATGCAAGCATACCTCTGTTCAGGTTAGCTGTAGTCAGAGGTAAGCCCTGCTGCTGTAGCAGTGATACTACAGCAGCATGTGTCTCCTGTGGAGTCATTATCGACCTACCTTACTGCCACCACCGTTACCGCCTAGGTCAACAGGGTAGTTGATTACTGTAGTATAGAGTCCATTGCGAAGGATAATGTTCTCGACGTACGTTTCCATCGCAGATGTAGTAACACCAGTTGCAAGCGTCTGCGTCTCAACAGTACGTGCACCGCCGTATGTCAACGAGTTGAATGGCGTCTGTGCTTGGATGCGCCTGTACGACTCTGCGGCAGAGCCACCAGGTGCAGCACCGACTAAGGACAGGATAGACCGTCGCATAGCACGGAAGCCTTTACGCACCAGTGCGGCAGATGCGGCACGTTCAGTGCTGCTACGTCCGAAGCGAGGCATCGCATTGTACGACACATCATTACCACTACCTGCAATGCCAGCAGTGCTGCTATAGAATGGACTGTAACCAGTTACAGTAGGAGCGCCGAAGGACATACATCACCTGTGTTGTATATGAGTACATTATAGTGTGGTGGAGTAGTACTGTGTACTATTGTGTGCGTATGTATATATCTCAACCACCCTGCCACCACCCTCATTCTATGAGGCATAGCCCTACGGGGTGCGTCTTGTCAAGTCTTATTAATAATACATCGTACTGTACAGTACTACAGACAATAAGGAATATCAATGACTTATAGGGGCGACTCCAAAGGAGGCGCCTCCGTTTCTCTCTACCCTGTTACATATATATCACATTTACCGCACTATGTACAGCTACAACACTGCACAGCAGTACGCACTACTACGCTAATAGCAGTACTACAGTACAGTACTACAGTACAGCACAGATGGGAGCATCTATGTGATGGAGCAGTGGCGACTGCTGTAGCAGTGGCAATGGCTATTCTACGCAGCGTGTAAACACGTGCTATCGACATAACCACACACAGCGACGCTGTGCACAATACCCCCGCTTTGGGATCACGCAATGAGGGGGGGGGCCTTGTGTGAACAGGGGGCACTATTCGCAGAGCATGGCGCTGTCATGTGTTACTGTGGTAACAGCGGCTAGGGTGCCGCGTGCGGCAAAGGGCCGCGGACTAGAATAGTCAATGATATCAATGGCTTAGCACTGTATATACAGGTGTAGCATACATGGATACCACATAGGGGCATATAAGCGCATTGTGGTAACGGGCTACCGTTGGCAATGGACAGGCCGCATCGACCTACTGCCGCCGTCACCATGCTGCGCTTGCGTGCGCGTGTGCTGTTACTGACTGCTACCGCTGTTAGCATCGTCTGCTGTTCAGTTATCAGTGTTAACAATGTGTGCATTGTATATGCAGTATGTATGTCCATACAGCATCTGAATGTGTGAACAATATCAATGCATTGCATGGGAGTTGACTTAGCATCCAACGACGTGCTATAAACCAAATCGTGTTGGACGATGTGTCTAACAGCCTACCGCTCTTTGAAAATTGCATATGACAATGGACCGCTTGGCTTGCAGCAATGCAAGCAAAGGGTAAAGACATGAACAAATACAACCACGCGATGGCACTAGAAGACAATGGTGCACTAGATTGTGAGTCAGAGTATGCCCAATGGCTGGAATACAACGATTGTTGTATGGCAGGCTTCTACCGGCGCCAGCATGCACTAGCAGTCAAGGGTAACGCTGAAAACGGTGTTATTTACTATCAGACCGATGATGTGCAGGTGCTAGCACTAGGCTGCATCGAAGAATAAACCTACTTCTACAGTTCCCAACTGCTGCAAGCCTAGTGGTCCATTGTCCATTGCATAGAATAGGGAATGAATAACATGGTTAAGAATGCGAACGATCCGATCCGTCTTGCTACCGATGCCGCACGCGCTGCGTTGACGGCGGATGGGGCGGCCGAGAACAAAACCGCTGCTATCGCCTACGCGGTATCCGTGCTGCTAGGCGACGCGGATGCCTTCGGGTCTGGCGTCGTGCCGATGCTTCAATGGGCGCAGTCACCGGAAGCGATGAAGTCCATCCGTCTGCGTGTTCTGTCTGTCTGTGACTGCGACAGTGCAGCAATTACCCTGGCCCGCAAGGGCACTGGCAAAGCGGCGGACAAGTTGGTGAACGAAAAGAACGGGATGCGTGCTAAATTCACCAAGGCCATTGAGCTTCTGGGCGCAATGGCCATCATGAACGATCGCACGGGCTACGCTGCAACGTGGGTGGGTGACAAATGGCAAATGCCGCTACAATGGTTTATGCCAGAGGGTTACAAGGCTATGCCGAGCGCGTCGGGAGCCTTTCCTCCCGTCATGTTTGACGGGCCGCTCTCATCGCCTAAGGTGGCGGCATTCGATGCCGACGGCGACGCTACGTCTGTTCCGATTAAGCCGCACATGTCGTGGCTGATCGGCACCGCATACGACAAGAAACGTGGTGCGCGCCCTGGCGGTAATGACAAAGCCGAGACTGACGCTGGCAACGACGGCACCACAAACGGCACCGATGGCGCCAAGGCTTCGCACAAGGCGAACGCTACGCCTACCGAGGCGCGTGATGTGGTGGCGAAAGAGGCGGGGCGCGACGACTACAAGTGGCGTCCCACTGGCGAGGTCGCGACGGACTGGCAAACCACGCTTGATACAATGGCGATGAATCCTTACTTCCGCGCTATGATGGTTCGGGCTATTTCCCGTGCCAACAAGGAAGAGGCCGCAAGCGCCAGCGCTACAGCGTAGACTGTTATCACGATAACAACCCCCATGGTTCACGCCATGGGGGTTTTTTTGTGCCTACCGCATCGCTTAACATGTGTTAAGCCCC